GCCCCGCCGTCTTCGAGGGAGACGTTGAGGAGTTCGTCTATTCCCGTGGAGCCGACGGAGTTACCGTCTTGTCCGAAGGTAAATTCACAGCGAAGTAGGGTGGTCATTCGGTGTCCTCCACGAGAGATTCTTGTTGGCAGTAGGCGCAGACGACGGAGACGGGGTTGAGGATGAAGTGCCAATGGCCGTCATTTTTGATGCCTCCTTCCTCGCAGATGGCGTCCATGGCTTCGTCGTCGAGGCTTGGGTAGAGGGCGCGGCAGAAGTTTTCTCTTCCGCAATGTGGGCAGTCGAACATGAAGGCGGCGTGGAGTTCAACTTTCTGCATGGAAGTGATCCTTGAGGTCTTGGATGTTGGTGAAGACGGGGATGCCGTTTTCGTAGGCGTATTTCACCTCGGTGTCGGCTCCTTCCGACTCCCCGGGTATGCGAAAGACGGCGTCGCTGGCAGCCACCCATGGGAGGTCGGCCTCCATCCAGACGTCGCGTGAGACGTCGTTTGCCCATGGGACGAGCATAGTGAGGATGGGGTTGAGGGGGGCGAAGCCGGCGTCGATGAGGGCCTTGTGGGCCTGGAACGACTGGTTGAGGTTGACGAGCTGGTTGCCGATGGAGATGGGGCCCGAGATGTACACTTTGGGTCGTGCGTCAGGGTCTTCAAAGAACACTTCAAACAGGGTCATGACAGCTTCCTTTCTGGGAGGATGTCGAAATGGCTTTCTTCGTCTTCGTAAAACTCGCCGTACTTCGTCCACACGTCCGCCTCGGGATTTTCGCCGTCCTCGTCGACATGTTCCCCCACCACGGGATATTCTTCATCAATTCCTTTGGTGGTGTAGATGTACGCTTTTCCGCCGCCTTTGGTGAGGTACACGCCGGGGCCTGGGACAAGGCGGCGTGGCGTCTCTTGGCACATTTCGAGGGCCTTGACGCGGCATTCGAGGCTGTCGATGCGTGCTTCCAGGGATGACATGGTGTGTCCTTTCGTTTGGAAATTTATCATCTGGCCATTCTCGAACGTGGCCGTGACGATGGCTGTAGGGGACGGGACGAGTGGTCCGCAGGGCGGATAGTGGTCTGGCGGGTGCCAAATTGTGTGTTTGCCGTTCTTGGCGAAGGCTATTTGGTATGTGCCGTGCATCACATACTCCTGTTTTCTGACACGGTGTCAGAAAATGAGAGAGGAAAGAAGTTGTCGGTTGTCACGCAGGATGGCGTTGGCGGCTGTGAGCTGCTCAAACGCCTGTTCCAGGGAAATGTGGAGCGTTTCGGCGATGTCGTCCAGGCTGAGTTGGTCGCGGTAGGTGAGGAGGAACGTCTTGTGAAGCGTTGCTGGGAGAATGGAGAGGCACACTTCGAGGGTTTCGCTGAAGCTGTGTTCGCGTTCCACCTCGTGTGTCTTCTCTTCCTCGCGTTCCTGGAGCAACTCAAAGGTGGAATGGAGGAAGGCGACGCTCTTTTCGACGAATTCCACGTCGAGGTGTAGCTTTTCCGCCACGGCATCGACGTCCCTGTCGAAGCGGTAGTAGTAGCGCATGATGTCTCGGTCGCGTCGGGAGAAGACGTCGTTCTTACGCCTGGTGTCCTGTATCTGTCCTTCGATGCGGGAGGCGACGTAGCGTTTGGTGGCGTCTGGCTTTGCGGCTGCCTTGACGAGTCCGAGGTAGGCTGCCGAGAGCATTTCGTCCATGTCGTTCGGCGAGTGCCTGTCGGCATATTGTCGGGCTATGCTCTGGGCGAGCCCCATATACTGGTTGATGATGTCGTCTGGTGTCATTTCGTAGTCCTTTATTTTGTGACACGGTGTCAGAATATGCGGAAGACGGCAAAAATACAACCCCAATTGGTGGAGATGGGGTGAAAACGCCGCGCAAAAGCCGTATTGGGGGTAGGAGGACGTTGCGTGACGACGGAATTTTACGAGCAGGTGCCAAAAACATTCGACGCCAACATGGCGTACAGGGCAGAATTACGCAAGCTGTGTGCCCACGACAAGCATTTTCGCCGCCACGTATGGGAGATGTGCCGCCAAGACTTCCTCTTCTGGCTGTCGGCCTTCTGCTTCTTGTACGAGCCCCGCCCGAGGTTTGACGCGGTGGGGAATGTGCTTCCCAGGACGATTCCGTTCATTCCCTGGGAGCATCAGGTGCCGGCGTTCCTGACGATACGTGAGAATTTAGGCAAGAACGACATTGCTGTGTTCAAAAGCCGTGGCGAGGGGCTGTCGTGGGGGGCTGTGCTGATGGCGCTCTACGACTGGCTGTTCGAGGACATGGCGAAGGTGGGGCTTGTGTCCAGGACGGAGGAGATGGCGGACACGCCGGGCAATCTCGACAGCTTGCTAGCAAAATTCGAGTGGGAGCTGGCGCAGCTTCCGACGTGGATGTCGGGGGTGCTTGGTACGGACTACAAGCGAAACATCAACGATCATTCGTTCGTCAACCTGCGGAACGGATCGCAGACGAACGCCTTTGCCTCGACGGGGGACGCTGGGCGTGCCGGCAGGTATAAGTGGTTTTTGGCGGACGAGCTTGGCTTCTGGGACCGTGGCAAAGATCGCAAGTTCATGGAGTCGATTCGGGAAAGCACTGAATGCCGTCTGGCTATTTCCACCCCCAACGGGAACGACGGGGCGTTCTATGACATGGTGCATGTCCCGTCGAACGTGGCGAGGGTGCGGATACATTGGACGCAAAACCCGTCGAAGAACAGGGGGCTATACAAGCTGGAGGGCGGCGTTCCCGTGGCCGTCGATCCGGAAAACAACCCGCTGCTTGGCGGATATTCACCCATGTCGTCCGACGTTGAGGAGCTTTACGCTCGGCTCCGGACGAAGGGATTTAGATTGGATGGGTGTCTGAGGAGCCCATGGTATGACAAGCAGTGCGACAGGGCCGACGCCACGCCACAGAGTATTGCACAGGAACTCGACTTGGATTTCGGTGGGTCGATGTTCCGTGTGTTCTCTCCGGAGTTTATGACAAAGGGCAAGGAGACGTGCCTAAAGCCCATCCTGCAGGGCGACTTGTCATACAGCCCCGAGACGTGGGAAATGGAATTCATGCCCAGGAAGAACGGGGAATGCAAGCTGTGGTGTCAGTTGGACGCGAACGGCAACCCTCCTCTTGGTTCGTACGTCATTGGGGCGGACATTGGGTCGGGGTTGGGCGGAAGCTATACGTCCAACTCGGTGTGCCAGGTGATAAACCGGGTGACGTGCGAGCAGGTGTTGGAATTCACCAGCAACACCATCGAGCCCGCTGACTTCGGAGAGCTGTGTACGGCCATTGCCAAGTGGTTTTATGATGCGTACATGGGGTGGGAGGCCAACGGATGTGGTGCGGCGTTCACCGCCCGGGTGAAGAAAGTGCAATACGGCAACATCTACTACCGCACAGTGAAGTGGCGCAAGGGGCGGAAGAAGCTGAAGGAAATTGGCTGGTGGACGGACCAGCGCACCAAGGAGATGCTGTTCTCTGACTTGCACACCAAGGTGCGGACAAACGACGTGGTGATGCGGAGCGAGGACTTGGTGAGGGAGTGCGGAGACTACGTTCGCACCGGGCCAAATTCCAGCATCGAATACATCCATAAGCTCTCCACGCTGGACGAGTCGTCCAAGGGTATGGCCCACGGGGACAGGGTGATTGCGTTTGCCGTCGCGCTGCAACTCTTGGAAGACAGGCCGGTTTACGAGACAGAGGACGTGCGTCCAAAGGGTCCGCCACCCCCAGACACGATGGCGTGGCGAATTGAGCAGTGGGCGCGGCAGAAAGAGGTCGATGACTGGGACGACACCACCCTCTGGGACGTGTCGCTACAGCACGCCGGGGACGGATTTCTGGACTAAGGTGGAAACATGGAAGAACAAAAAACTGACACGATGTCAGAAAACGTAGACGACGACGGAAACGGCAGGCTGTTCAAGGCGGTGGAGAAGTCCTATCGCGACTGGGACAGCTTCCGCAGGGTGAATAAGGCGCTGGTTGAGGAGTATGCCGGGGACGGGTATGGGGCTAGCAGCTCCACGGAGGGCCGGAAGCGGGAGCTTGTCGTCAACCTGCTCCACCAGACGGTGAGTGCTTACATGATGTCTCTGGCCGCCAACCGGCCAAAGGTGCTGGTGAGTACGCGGCGTCCGGAGATGAGGGGGTTTGCCAGGCACTACCAGCTGGCGCTGAACAACCTCGTCGAGGAGATTGGGCTCGTCCACACGATACGGCGCTGGGTGTTGGATTCCTTCTTCTCCATTGGCGTGGTGAAGGCTCACATGGCCGACTCGGCGCTGGTTGAGCTGGAGAAAGACGTGTACGCCGATCCTGGAAGGCCGTTCGCCTCAAACGTCAGCCTGGACAATTTCGTTGCAGACACGTCTGCAAAGAAGTGGAGCGAGGTGGAGTTTGTCGGGGACGTCTACCGGATTCCCTACGAAGACCTGAAGGATGAAACGATATGGAACCAGGAAGCCGTGAAGCTGGTGAGACCCGGCAGCAAGATTGAGACAAGCGAGGATCGGCTGGAGAACATCGGGAAGGGCTATGAGACGGATGCCGATGAGTTTCGGCCGATGGTGGACCTTGTCGATTTGTGGCTCCCCAGGGAAGGGAAAGTGGTGACATATCCGTGCGACTTTCGCAACGGGAGCCTGAAGCCGTACGGCAAGCCTCTGGCCGAGATGGAGTGGTCTGGATCGGACTTGGGCCCCTACCACATTCTGAGCTTCGACGACGTTCCTGAAAACCTCATGCCTGTTGGTCCCGCCACGCATCTCTCCCCACTGGCAAGGCATATCAACAACGTCTACCGGAAGCAGGTGAGAAGCGCTCGCGACTTCAAAGAGGTGCAGACGTACACGGCTGGAGCCGAGAAGAGTGCCCGCAACCTTCAAGCCGCAAAGCACGGCGACTTGGTGTGCATCAACGACCCGAACGAAATTGCCTCCATCAAGTTGGGCGGTGTCGATCAGCAAAACCAGATGTTTATGCTGAACATGATAGATCACTTCGACAACCTTGCTGGCAACCTGTCCGCGCTGGCTGGGCTCGGGCCGCAGGCCGACACGTTGGGGCAGGAACGCCTTATTCACGGAGCGATGAGTGGCAGGGTGGCGCAGATGGCCAGCAGGGTGACGGACGCTGTCGTGCTGCTCGTCAAGGACTTGGGCCGGATGCTGTGGGACGACGAAGTGAACGTCATCCCGGGTGTGATGCAATTCGAGGGCCTGGACGGGTATTACGCCAAGAGCCCGTGGGAGCCGGGGGACAGGGAGGGGCAATTCACCGACTACGACTTGTCCATCGACATCTACTCCATGTCGTACAAGAGCCCCACAGAGCGAGCCCGGGCCATCCTGGAGCTGGTGACGAACGTCTACGTCCCGCTCGGGCAGATGCTGACGATGCAGGGCGGCACCATCGACATGAAGCAGCTGAACGACACGCTGGCCGAGCTTATGGATCTGCCCCGTCTAAAGGACGTCATTCGTTTCACGTCGCCCACGATGCAGCCCGGAGGTGACATGCAAGGCATGGGGCCTAGCGGGCCGACGACAAGGGAGTACGTCCGCCGCAGTGCCGGGAATAACGCACAGGGTAGGAACGTATCCCAGCAGCAGGCATGGGCTTCTGCTGCTTCATCCGCAGGCGGGGGAGAGCGATGATTCCAGACGAGATGTTTATTGACGGACTTGCGTGGACGGTGGTGCTCAGCAGCGGCATGGACGACTTTGGCGAGACGGACATCAACGAGTGTCGGATAAGCCTGCGAGAAAACGTCAACGAACAGGTACGTGAGATTACGTTTTGGCATGAGCTTGTGCATGCCCTGTTTGCCACTCGCGACTTCAAGCTCAACCCGGACGTAAGTGCGGACGAACTGGAGGAGCAGGTGGCGTCGTTTCTGGGGCCGGCGCTTTGGAGTTTCTTTCGGACGAACGCTGAGATCGACTGGAGCTAGGAGATCCCCATGCGCATCGGAATTGTCGGGGACATCCACATTCCATTTGAGCATCCGAGGTATTTGGAATTCTGCCTGGACGTGTTCAAGGCGTGGAAAGTGGAGCATGTTCATCTCATCGGGGACATCGTTGATCTTCATGCCTTGGGTTTTTGGGAACACGACCCAAACGGCCACTCTGCGGAAGACGAGTCACAACTGGCGGCCGAACGGCTACGCTTGTGGCAGCGGAAGATACGGCGGGCCACCGTGTCTATTGGCAACCACGACGCCCGCCCCTTCCGCACCGCCCGCCGCGCTGGCATCCCCGACCGATACATCAAGCCCTATCGGGACGTCTGGAACACGGCGGAATGGGACTGGCGGGAGAGCCACATTCTGGATGGCGTGCTGTACGAGCATGGAACTGGCACCTCGGGCAAGGACGCGGCGCTGAACAGGGCGATGCAGAAACGTCGCTCGACTGTGATTGGCCATGTACACTCTTATGCTGGAGTGAAGTGGCACGCCAATGAGTTTGACAGAATATTTGGAATGAACGTAGGATGTGGAATCGACGTGGAAAAATACGCTTTCGCTTACGCCAAGCCGTTTCCTATTCGTCCCGTGCTTGGCTGCGGCGTGGTGATTGACGGAGCTTACGCTTACTTTGAGCCTATGCCCATAGGCCGGCGTGAGCCCTACCATCGCAAGAAATGAGGTGGTGCAATGCGTGCAAAGGGGGTGCATCCGCGTCTTCTTGGCCTGTACGGCTATCCTGGCAGCGGGAAAGATGCGGCTGCGGAAGTGCTGGTGGACGATGGCTGGCATCGCGTGGCGTTTGCCGACCCGATGAAAGAGATGCTGATTGCCATCGACCCGTGGATAGATGTCTACCGGGAAGAAATGGTGTATGCCTACCGCTTGTCAACGCTCATCAAGAAGCACGGCAGCCTGGAGGCCGTGAAGCGTGGCTACCGCGAGGTGAGACGCCTACTACAGAAGCTGGGCACCGAGGCTGGCAGGGGCGTGCTTGGCCCAGACATCTGGGTGGACGCGGCGGATGACAGGATAAAGGATGCGTGGGCAGCCGGCATGGACGTTGTGGTGACGGACGTGCGATTTCCGAACGAGGCGAAGTTCATCAAGTCGCTGGGTGGGTATTTGGCAGAGGTGTCGCGCCCCGGCCACCAGGACAACGGGCACGTATCCGAGAGCCACTACGCCGAATTCCCGAGAGACTTTCTTTTTTACAACGGCGGCACCAAGGACGAGTTCCGAAGGCAAATTCTGACATGGTGTCAGAAAAAATAGGAGGGCGCAATGTACCAGTTTGTCAGGGAAGACAACGGGGAAATCGTGGAAGTTGATTTTGAGAAGATGATGGAGCAGGATGCTGCGGGTTTCATCAAGCTGGACGACGGCGTGTCGGCCAGGCGTGTCCAAGACTTGCCCAAGTACGAGAAGAAAAGGAGGAAGAAAGGGGTTCCGGAGATCCCGGTGAGCGATGCGCTGGGGTTTACTGCCCACCAATTGGCAGAATTTGAGTATGACCGCAGGAGTAACGGGTTTAGTGGGGTGGAGTTTACGCCCGACCCAATGTGCCCCGAGTTCTATCAGGTGCGATTTAGCAGCCTGAAAGAGCGGGACAGGTATATCCGCCATCGCGGCATGGTGGATAGGAACAAAACCAGGGGGGGTGCCCTTTCAAAGAGAGACTTTGAGATCGCCAGGGAGCTTCTGGGTCGTTTTTTCTGACACGGTGTCAGAAAAAACGGAACCCCCCATCCGTATAGGACTATGACAAGCCACTTTCTGGAGATAGACATGGCAACGGATTTTGAGAGCGACCTCGATTTGGGGGTCGACGAAGGCGCACAAGACGAAAACATGACGCTCACTGACCGCGAGATTTCGATTGCTCGCGGAGAAGACCCTGAGACGGCTGGAGAACTGGAAGAGGATGCCACCGAGGAAGCCGACGGCATGGATGCTGTCGAGGAGGAGGACGGCGCTTCCGAGGCGGAAGGCACGGATGCCGACTCCAGCTGGGTGAACGACGACGTCAAAAAGCTGGCTGAGTCGTACGGGATTGGGGAGGAGGGCCTATCCGCGAACTTTCAGAACGAGAGCGAGTTCCGTCGCTTCGCGGCAGTGCTGGAAAAGTTTGGCATCGAGAGGCAGGACGAGCCGCCCGACGCGGAACAGGCTTCCGAGCCGGCCCAAGAAGAGGCCCAAGAAACGGCCCAAGAAACGGCGCAAGAGTCTCTCGACCCGAAGTGGTTTGAAGAGAACGGGTATGACGAACAAACCGTCAAGATCGTCGATACGCTTGTCAAGAGTGAAGCCCTGGTCCAACAACTGACGGACAGGATTGGCAAGCTAGAAGGCATGCTCGAGGAGAGCGGAAAGCAACAGGAGACGGCTCTCCTCGAGCGGGCCATTGACGACATTGGCGGAAGGTTTGGCAGCAGCGGAAGTCTTTCGGATGAGCAGCGCACGGCTCGCGACAAGCTCTTGGAAGCTGCCGAAGTTGTGAAGCAGAGTCTAGAGAAGCGTGGCGAAACCACCGTCACCGCTGCAACCCTTTTGCGTCGTGCTGAGCTTCTGGCGTTTGGAGACGAGATTCTGGCTGAGGAAAGTGCCAGGGCCAAGGAGGCTCTTGCGGACAAAGTGAAGAAACAGTCGGCCAAACGAAGGCCGGTTGGGCGGAATACGAAGCCCCCGGTGAGACGAGAGTTGCCGGGCGAGGCGGAAGATCCCGTCAAGGCGATTGCTAATTCGCCCGAGGTACTGGAGTTCTGGAATAGCCTTGAGGACTAGCGCCTCGAGGGCGAGTGACGGGCAAGGATCGCCCGACTATAAGGAGGCCAAGGATGGCATTGCGACCAGATCAAGTTGATGATTTCGTCAACCTTACGTTGTCGAACTTCAAAAGGAACAAGTGGACTGACATCTCGCTTGACTACCCCGAGTACATTTCGTCTCGGGTAATTACGTCCAAGCGTGTTGTCGAACGCGGCGGCCCCGACATCCGTTTTAAGGTGCAGACCAAGAACACGGGTCTTGCCCGCAACACTGGCTTGTACGATCAGGACGTCACTGGCGTCGAAGATCTCACCACGGAAGGCGTCATTCCCTGGACGAAGCAAACTGTCAACTGGTCTTATGACATTGACGAGCCGCTTTTCCAGAGTGATCGCGAGACGATTGTCGGCGAACTTTTGGTTCGCGAACATTCGG